AGAAAAAACGGCTAAATTTCATTTTAAAACCCCAGGAAAAAACGGAATTAATAATGTTTGGATTACCGAAACATCTCCAGATAAATATACAATTAACTTTATTAAAACTGATGGAGAGGATGTTAAGGTAGCACCTGTAAAGAATATATCCGGTGATAACTTAAAATCGGTATTCACAAAGCATACGGGATTAAAGACCCCATAACATAGCAATTCAAAGTTTAATTAAATATGAAGCGCTATACTACACATTATAAAGATATAAAATAAATGAATAAAAAATTATTAATAGAAACTCATTTATTTGAGGCTAAGTTGATTCAACAAGATAACGGAACTTATTTAGTAAAAGGTATACTGCAAAGAGCCGGTGCCGCAAATCAAAATAATAGAAGATATCCCAAATCAATATTGGAAAGAGAGTGCAAACACTATGAACAACTTATTAAGGAAAGGAGAGCATTGGGCGAATTAGACCATCCAGACTCTCAAATCATTAACCTTAAAAATGTTTCTCACAATATTAGGGAAATCAGTTGGGATGGTGATGATGTAGTGGGGGTTGTAGAGGTATTATCTACACCATCTGGTAATATCCTAAAAGAATTATTAAAAAATAATATCAGACTTGGTATATCATCGAGGGGGATAGGTTCGGTAAAAGAACTTTCCGATGGAACTGTAATGGTCCAAGAAGATTTTCAATTAGTGGGTTGGGATTTCGTTTCAAATCCATCTACGCATGGAGCATTTATGGCACCTTTACAGGAATCAAAGCAATGGGCTAAGATAGCGGAAGAATGTGGAAAATGGTGTAAAGCACAAGACTTAATGAGAGAAATTATAATTGAAATAAATTAATATGAAAGTAGTAAACGAAGAAGCATCTATCTACAAAGATTGGGATGAATATGTAAACCCACACTATATTTTAGTAACATTAAACAATGGTAAACAACTAAAGATAGATAGAAAAAGGGTAAAGGGCGGTAATAATATATATCATGCAATTTTGAAGGCTTTCAATGATAATAATTACAAAATTACAAATAAGATAGTATCCGCTATGGTAGCTAATTTAGGTGAAAATATAAAGAGATAACCATGCTAAGATTAAAAGACCTGTTAAGGGAAGCTGAAGAAGTTAAACAGCTTCCAACCGAAATGAAAAAGCACTTTTTGGAAATAATTTCTACATTTGGTCAATTTAGAGAACAGATGGATAGAAAATCTGATATCAGAACTATCGCAGAAACTTTGGGTGGTATCGCTGATGCAGCACAAGAATACACACTAAGGGAAGGAGGAGATTGGTTTGATGCGGTTACTATTAAACGTAATATGAAAGAATTAAAATCTCTACATGAGCAATTCCAAAAGGAAGCAATTGAGGCACGAATACAGGAACAAAGATTAGAAGCACTTTACGAAGATATGGGGCATGTTCTTAACAGATATTTTGAAATAGCAAATATATCTGAAATGAAAATGAAACAAAGATTAGGAATCGGAAAACGCAAGTCCACTAAATATTAAAATATAATTAATATGAAAAAAACAATTTTATCTGAAAACCGCTTGAGAAGAATAGTTAGAAATATAATCCTTTCAGAAAGATTATTAAATGAAAAGCAGTATGATATAGGATCGGGTTGGTTGGGCAATGGTTTAACCGTTTGGAATAGAGCGGAAACGGATTCAAACACAGACGATTATATAATTATAGCACAGATTTCTAAGAATGGTGATTTGAGTATCAGAGATAAACAACTACCAACTGATATTAAAAAAATGCTTCAAGTATGGGCTAATTCAATGAAAAAAGGAAATAGACCGCCAAGCTACTAATTGGTTTGTATTTAGGTATGGATTTATACTAATAGTATAAAGTTATACTAAAAAATAAACCCGAATCAGATAAACATTTAATTATAATAGAAATATGGAAGAATTAGCATCGCTATTATTACAGACTAGAACTCAGGCACACACATTTCATTGGGGTGTTAAGGGTATTGGGTCACATTCGGCTCATATAGCATTAGGCGAATATTATGAATCAATTGGGGGATTAATAGATGGGTTGGTTGAAGCATACCAAGGTAAGGAAGGATTAATACAAATATCAGGCATTGGAGTATTAGATAAAAATTGCGATATTAAAAATATTATTAAATACTTTGAAACAGTATGTAATATGGTTTCAAAATTAAGAAAAAACTCAAAATTACAGGATAGCTGGATACAAAATGATATAGATACAATCGTATCCTTACTATATTCTACTAAATACAAATTACAATACCACCAATAAATAAATTTTATGAATAATTACAAAATTGAAGAAATGGAACAGGTTGGTAGCATCGTTGGCGAAATATTTGCAAACGTTGGTATAACTACGGTTGATTTATTGTTAGAAAATACAAAAACTCCAACACAGAGATATTCTTTAGCGGAAAAAACGGGAATAATGGAATCTACGATACTTAGATATGCTAATATGGCCGATTTGTTTAGAATCGATGGTATTGGTATAGAATATTCCGAATTATTGGAAGCATCGGGAGTAGATACTGTAGTTGAACTATCAAACCGTATTGCAGAGAATTTATTACAAAAAATGAGTGAAATAAACGAGAGAGATGGATTGGTTGTAAAACTACCCGCATTATCTCAAGTGGAAAATTGGATAATTTCGGCAAAATTATTACCAAGAGAGATAGAATATTAATAATATTACATTATTTTTTTGAAAAATCAATTATTTTTTACTTTTTCTAAAAATTAATATATTTATATCAAAATATTCTATTATATATAGGATTTATATAAAAATAGTCGGTTAATGAATACCCCTTCTCTATAAGGTGTGAACGAACAACTGGCAAAATATCATTGAAGTTCCCAATTACAATAACTTCACAGGAACAAATTCATTTAAAAAATGGCAAATTCAAAATTATTAAAAGAAGCAATAGCTGATGCTAAAGCTGTTAAGGAAACTGCATTGGCTAACGCCAAAATTGCACTTGAAGAAGCATTCACACCAAGATTACAGTCTATGTTAACTCAAAAGTTAAGAGCCGAATCTGAAATGGAAGATGATGCAGAAGAAGTGGAAGATGATTTCGATTCAACTGATATGGATTCTATGGACTTAGATACCGATGTTGATAACGAAATCGAAGAAGAAGAGGATGATATGGGATATCCTGATGATGAATCAGAAATTACAGAATTAAGACGAAGATTAGCTGAATTGGAAGGTGAAGAGGATGATACTTCATTCGATGATATGGACACTGATCTTGAAGAAGAAGAAGATGATATGGGATATTCCGATGATGATTTGGATTTAGAGTCTATTATCGCTGAACTGGAAGGTCAGTTAGATGATACTGAAGATGATATGTCTGATGATGATATGGAATTCGAATACGACATGCCGGCAGATGATACGGAATCCGATGAAATCGATTTAGAAGAAATTCTTCGTGAAATGGATGATGAGATGGATGATGATTCGGTTGATTACAGCGATAAAGATGCTGAAATCGAAGAAGCATACAGAACTATCAAATCTCTAAAGAGAACCATCAACGAAGTAAACCTATTGAACGCTAAGTTATTATTCGCAAACAAATTGTTCAGAGCTCATAATATGACTAATGAGCAAAAGATTAAAGTAATTCAAACATTGGATAGAACCAAATCTCTTAGAGAGGTAAAATTGGTATTCTCGACATTGGCGGAAAACTTTAAATATACACCAAGCAACAAAACGGCTAAAAGAACTATTAGAGAAGGAATCGCTTCTAAAGTGATTAAATCCACTGCACCTAAAGCAAGTAAGCAATTAGTTTCTGAGAGTGTGCAAATCTCTAACAGATTTAAAAAATTAGCAGGTATTTTAAAATAATCTAAAAAAGATACAAATGAATTTAAAAAAATTAATGACCGGAGCAAACCCTCAATCTGTAATGCTTGAGCAAACGCGTGGTTTAAAATCAAAATGGCAGAAGACTGGCCTATTAGAAGGTATTAAGTCTGAAACGAATAAGCATGGGATGTCTGTAATATTAGAGAACCAGGCTAAACAATTATTAGATGAAGCAACTCGTACGGGTGTAGCATCTGGTTCAGAAGAATGGGCAGGTGTTGCGTTACCATTGGTAAGACGTATCTTTGGTTCTATCGCTGCAAAGGAATTTGTATCGGTTCAACCTATGAACTTACCATCTGGTCTTATTTTCTACATGGATTTCAAATATTCAACTGACCAAGCAGGAACTCCTACTTTCTCAGGTTCATCTTTATTTGGAAAAGGTGGAACATTTGGAAAAGATTCCTTATCACCAGCGGGTAACAAATTAGGTTCTACTCAATACGCTGAAGAAGGTCTTTATGGTCCTGGTAGATTTGGATATACGATTAATGATGTATCTACTGCATTGACTTCAACTGTAGCAACTGCATCTTGGGCAGATATCAATTTTGATGCAGATTTATCCGCATCATTAGCCGCTGGTAAAATTAAAAAAGTAACTGTAGCTACACCAAGTGAAGCTGATTATAACGGTGTAAGAGCGTTTGAAATCACTCAAAGTGGATCGATAACCGTAGCATTATACCCACAGTATACTAAAATCAACGGAAACAATATCGAATTCTTCGGTTCTGGTTCCAATGGAGGTGTAGATGCTGGCGTTGCCACATTACAATACCATAAGCAACCTACTGATATTACAAGAGGTGATTTTGAGGATAGAACCGCAGATGGCACTTCAATCGGCATTCCTGAAATTGAATTGGAGTTGAAATCCGAACCAATCGTTGCTAAGACTCGTAAGTTGAAAGCAGTGTGGACACCGGAATTAGCACAGGATTTGAATGCATATCATTCAATCGATGCTGAAGCTGAATTGACTCAAATGTTATCTGAATATATTTCATTAGAAATTGATTTGGAAATCCTTGAGATGTTACAATCAAATGCATTTACAACTGATTATTGGTCAGCAAGAGTTGGATACGATTTTAATACCGCTACTAATAGTTTCCAAATAGATTCTAACGCAGCTGCAGCATCTGCATATGTAAAGAGCACTTGGTTCCAGACTTTAGGTATTAAATTACAGAAAGTTTCCAATAAGATTCACCAATTAACTATGAGAGGTGGTGCAAACTTTGTTGTATGTTCTCCAAACGTAGCTACTATTCTTGAATCAATGAACGGATTCTCCGCTAACCCAGGCAAAGATGCAACAACATTCTCAGCCGGTGTAACTAATATTGGAACACTTTCTAACAGATATGATGTTTACAAAAACCCATATATGACTGAAAACGTAATTCTATTAGGATTTAAAGGAAGTAATTTCTTTGAAACCGGAGCAGTTTACGCACCATATGTTCCATTGATTATGACTCCATTAGTGTATGACCCGACTAACTTCACTCCGAGAAGGGGTGTTATGACGAGATACGCTAAGAAAATCGTTCGTCCTGAATTCTACGGTAAAATCATTATAGATGGTATTAATACCCTGTAATCATTTATCAATTTAAGTAATATTCTAAAAGAGTGGGTAGAAATACTCACTCTTTTTTTATTTATATATTTATATGTAATATAACTAATTAAAATGGCAAATGTAATTTTTAAATCATACGAACTACCAATGTATTCTGTAAACGATACAGATAAAATTGTATCGGTACAAGAAAATAATGAATTTGGATATATTTCAATATCAGAATTAACATCTTACATAGGTAGTGGTAATACTTCATCTGGAAGTAATACCGATACATTGGGTGGAACTATGGTTAGAACTTTATATACAAAGGATATTGATACATCGTATATATCAGGTTCTACAAATACTGATTTTTTTAGCGGAAGTTTGAGTTGGGGTTCACGAACTTTACCACAATCATTTTTTGATGATTCCGTAAACTATGTAGGAAAAATTTTACATTTTAGAACAGTTGGTAAATTTGCATCTGGCGGTAGTGACCATACTAGTGGTTCATTTCGTTTACAAATCGGTGACCAGATACTTCCGGGTTCGGATTTGGGAAGACAAAAATTGGAGTTTTCTAAAAATCATCCATTTGAAATTATGGGAGAAGTAGTTATTAGTGGGGGAAATGTTACTACATGTTATGCTATAAAATATTGTGACCAGACGGGAGATTTGAAGGCAATTCCATTAGGAGATGTAACAGTAAGTGGGAGTTTTTCTACTTTAACTACTGGTGATTTTAAAGTTGTGGTAAGTGGTAGTACTGATAGAACTATGAACTCATACTATTCATATTTTCAATTATTAAATTAATTATTATAATGTATAAATTATAAAAGAGTGGTTAGAAATATCCACTCTTTTTTTATTTATATATTTATATGTAATATAACTGTAAGAATATGTCTTTAAACTTAAAATGGCCAGGCAGCGGCTCAGCAATAGTAGCATTTTCGGGCTCAACTACATCATCAATGGGATTGACTCCATTTGGTATATATGATTTAGATCGTGAGTTCTATGTAGATGCACCTAAAACTGCTGTATGGTGTGCAAAACGATTGGGGTATCCAATAGTAGATGTGGAAATGATAGATGAGCAATTTTACGCTTGTTTTGAAGAATCCGTATCTGAATATTCAGCACAGGTCAACCAATTTAATCTTCGTAATAATTTGGATATCCTAAAAGGAGTTCCAAAATCAGCCAGAAATAATTACTCACAAACCCTTGTAGATGGATCATATTTACCTACGGTATTTAGGATGTCACAGCAATATGGTACACTTTCTGGCGTTGGGGGCAATGTTGATATTAAACGTGCCTATGTCAATGTATCAGCATCCGTTCAAATATATGATATAATGAGCGGAGCTATAGATGTGGCTACATCTACTCCGTTTTCAACCTTATTTACAGGCAGCTCTACGGTAGATGTAACAAGGGTATATTACGAAGCAACTCCTGCTATTCAGAGATTCTTTGACCCTTATTCAGTAGGAGGACAGGGAACTTTAAATCTATTAGATAATATGGGATTTGGAGAATACTCTCCGGCAGCACAGTTCTTACTAATGCCATTATATGAGGATTTATTGAGAATGCAAGCTATAGAATTAAACGATCACATTCGAAAATCAGGACATTCTTTTAATATTGTTAATAATAAATTGGAAATATTTCCAATACCAGTCACAAACTCACCTGATAGGATATATTTTGAATATATGAGTAGGGATGAATTTGAAAATAATTCTCAACTTATTAATCCCGGTGCACTTTCCGATTATTCGGATATCCCATATGATTTTATACAGTATTCTAATATCAACGATGTTGGTAAGCAGTGGATTAGAAAGTATACTCTTGCACTTTCTAAAGAATTACTGGGTGCAATTAGAGAAAAATATAGTAGTATTCCTATTCCCGATGGTGAAGTGAATTTAGATGGCGCAGCACTTAGGGCAGAAGCACAAGTTGAAAAAGATGCATTGGTTACGCAATTAAGGGAAAACTTAGAAGAGTTAAGTAGGAAAAATGTTATGGAAAACAAAGCACATGAATCAGACCATCATCAGGATATGTTAAAAAAGATTCCATTAAAAATATATGTAGGATAATATGTCAAAATTTGTATCACAGAGAGATGTAACCTTTTTCAAAGGAATCGCACGAGAGTTAGTAGATGAGGTAATACAGACCGCTTTAGTTTTATTTAAATTAAACATAAATGAAACCAAAGTTAATATATACGGCGAATCTACGAACAAAACTTGGTATCCAGGAGTTGAAGTATTTGGTTTAATTGATAAAGAGCCCGAATCGGTAACATATGAGGGATTTGGATCCGATACTAATCAAATTGTCGTATTTAAATTAGATAGATGGATGTTAGAAGAAAAAGAAATTTATCCAGAAGTTGGAGATATAATTTTTTGGAATTCTGGATATTTTGAAATAGATAATACAAATGAAGTTCAATTAGTGGGAGGGCAAACATATAATAATTTTAGTATAGTGTGCACAACTCATATGGTACCTAAATCTTCATTAAATATAGAACGTGGAATAAATTAATATTATGATGGGAACACCGGAATTCAATAGAGCTTCAGAAATTAAAAAAAATAAAGGAGATTTTAAGCAGAGTATAACTTTGTTTGATATTGATTCTGCTATTATTTCTCATTTAGAAAATACAGTATTACCAAATCTTAGCACAAACGGAGAATCAAAAAAAATACCAGTAATATATGGTAATTCCGAAAGATGGGTATCTGCAAGAAAACAAGGAGTTTACAGAGATTCATTTGGTAAGATTCAACTACCATTAATGATGATTCGAAGGACATCTATTTCTAAAGATGATACGATGCCAATGTTAAACCGTAGTGTATCATATCAAACTATTACAAAATATTCTAAAGATAATAGATACGATAGGTTTACTGCGTTTGGAGGAAGTATTAAACCAAAATATGAATTATACAATGTAATGATGCCTGAATATGTTGATATTAATTATGAGTGTATGGGTTGGACTGATTTTACGGAACAATTAAATGAGGTGATTGAATCACTCAATTACGCATCAACTTATTGGGGGGATAAGGATAAATTTAAATTTAGAACAACTATAGCAGATTATAATGTAATAAATGAGGTTGGTGAGGGAACGCAGCGAATCAATCGAGTTGAATTTACATTAAATGTGAAAGCTTATCTATTACCCGAAAAATACGATGGAGAGGATACGACTAAAAAATCAGTATCTCTTAAAAGATTGGTTGTTTCAACCGAAGTTGACATGACAAGTGGTAGTAATAGATTAGAAGGATTTTTAACAACACCTTCGCCATATTATGATAATAAAGACCTCATAGATTTTTTATCGCTGAATAACAGTAAGATAGAAAACGGTGCTATGACAACTATATTTTCGAACATTAAATTAATAAAAGCACCTGACCAATTATCTGGAGTAATAACCGCTGGTCTGAGTGTTAGCGGAAACTCGTATGATATTAAAGTTTATATAAATGGAGTTAGATATTATCAGGGAACACATTTTACAGCTACAGTTAGTAGTAATTCTTTAACTATAGTTTTTAATTCAGTAGGATTAGGATTCACAGTTACTTCAGGTGATGATGTAAGTATAACCGGTAAATTTATTAATTTATAATGAAAAGAAATATTTTAGATATAACTCAAAAAATTAGTAGAAACCCCATAAAAGCCGTTTTAATTCCAAAGGATTTAACTAATTCTATCTATTGGATATATGAAGCAACTAATCATAGGTTTGTTGGATTATTGAGAGAAATTGAATATAGGGAATCCCAAGATAGAGTAAAAGTTTTTATAAATAGTCAAGCAATAAGTAATAGAGATTTTTTAGTTGAAGAATCTTCAAATGGATTATTGGTTAAATTTATAAAATCAAATTTTGAATTCAATTTAGATGATAATGATTATATTGAAATAATCGGAGATATAGAAAAATATGCTTAATAAATTTAATTCAAACGCTAAAAAATTAAATAGGATTATTCCAAAAATAAATCCGAATAATTTAAACGATGATTTATACATCACTGGCAGTCTATTAAACATAGAATTACCAAAGGAAACCGGATTCAATTCTAATACAAAATCGAATCCAAATCTATCAAAGTTAGTAAATAATAAGAATACCATTTCCGAATTTCATAATGAAATTTTTATACATAGTGCTAGATATATTAGGAGAAGAATAGATGCGTTTAGTGATAATGCAAATACTTTAACAATATATAATGCTGTAACGGATTATGGTACTGAAGGCGCTTCGGCTAATAATTTTGAGGTGATAGTAGGTGGATTACATATTCCCGGTGATTATGTAATCAACGATGTTGGAAATACTGTTGTAATTACACTTGGCGATAGATACATAGATTTCGAAAATACTATACTAGATGATATTTATGTTATAGGAAAACTAATAAACTTATAATATGGCAAATCTAATTAGATTAAAGCAAATAGAAAGTGGTTCTGGCTTAGCAACATCTGCACAAAT